GGCTCTCGCCGCTCTGGACAGCTTCGATGATCGCTACTTGGGGCAGAAGGCGTCAGACCCGACCGTAGACAATGACGGCAACCCTCTCGTTGCTGGCGCTCTCTACTTCAACACCACTGACGACATCATGAATGTATATGATGGGGCTGCGTGGCTCGCCGCTTATGCGTCTCTGTCTGGCGCGCTGCTTGCTGCGAACAATCTCTCAGACGTCTTGGACGCAGCCACATCCCGCACAAACCTTGGCCTTGGCACGGCTGCCACAACGGCATCCACGGACTACGCCACAGCGGCTCAGGGCGCTCTGGCCGACAGCGCCATCCAGACAGGCGACAGCCCGTCTTTCGTGAGCGTGACCGTCTCTGGCACGGTTGATGGCCGAGACGTTGCGGCAGACGGATCAAAGCTGGATGGCATTGAGGCTGGCGCTACTGCGGATCAAACTGCTGGCGAGATCAAGACAGCATACGAAAGCAACGCCAATACCAACGCCTACACGGACGCAGAGAAGTCCAAGCTGGCGGGCATTGCGTCTGGCGCAGAGGTCAACACAGTCGATAGCGTCAACACCCAGACGGGTTCCGTTGTGCTCGACGCCGACGACATCAGCGATGCAGTCACCACAAACAAATTCACGACTGCGGCGGAAATATCGAAGCTGGCAGGAATTGAGGCTGGCGCTGACGTCACCGACACAACCAACGTCACAGCGGCTGGCGCTTTGATGGATAGTGAGGTCACAAACCTCGCCCAAGTCAAAGCATTCAACAGCGCCGACTACGCCACAGCGGCTCAAGGTTCGCTTGCAGACAGCGCCTTGCAGTCTGGCGATAATGTATCAGCGCTGACTAATGATGCTGGCTATACGACCAACGTGGGTGACATCACTGGCGTGACCGCAGGTGGCGGCATCTCTGGTGGCGGCACCTCTGGCACAGTCACGGTATCGCACGCTGATACATCTGCTCAGGGTAGCGTGAACAACTCAGGCGCAACATTCATCCAAGATGTGACCGTTGACACCTACGGCCATGTCACAGGGCTTGGCTCGGCCACTATCTCGCCCGCAACGATTGGCGCAGCGACTTCAGCCCAAGGTGCTCTTGCTGACAGCGCCTTGCAGTCTGGCGACAATATTTCTGCCCTTACAAACGATGCTGGCTACACGACAAACGTGGGCGACATCACTGGCGTCACAGCGGGAACTGGCTTGTCTGGCGGCGGCACAAGCGGCACGGTAACGATCAACGCTGATGTCGGTACGACAGCGAGTAAGCTGGTTCAACTTGACGGCTCTGCGCGCCTGCCTGCTGTAGACGGGTCTCAGCTTACGAACCTACCTGCCTCAGCGCCATCAACTGCGCAAGTGCTCTCGGCTACTGCTGGAGCCTCTGCAGGCGGAGTTGGAACTTACGTCTGGGCTTACAGCAGCTCCAGCCTCAGCTTCGGCTCAACTTATGCAGGCTCAAGCTTGAGGCCGACAGGCGTTCAGGTGTTGCCCGGGTTCACGTCAACAGCCTCGTATGTAGGCGTACCCCCGACATCGCCATTGAGCGGGACATGGAGAGCTATGGGGACGGAGACTTACCGAAGAAACTCCTCTTACCAATACTCTACAATTCTCTTGAGGATCTCCTGATGAAATATCGCAACGCAAAGTACATCGACGACACACGCATCGACTGTGAGATTGAGCACCCTGAGTTTGGCTGGATACCCTACACACTTGATCCTGCCGACATCGACATGACAATCGACAACAACGCACTGCTTGCAGCTATGGCTTCTGCAGATGACGTCGCCGCATACGTTCCGCCCACACAGGCCGAGCTTGATGAAGCCGCGGCACAAGCTGTCCGTGCAGAGCGTGACATGAAGCTATCCTCAGAGGTAGATGAGATTGCTGGCAATGCTCTGCGCTGGGCTGCACTTGATGATGCCGCACAGGCTGCGCGGGCTGTTTATCGGCAGGCACTGCTTGATGTGCCTGAGCAGGATGGCTTTCCGCACAACGTAACGTGGCCGACAAGGCCGTGACGGGCGCCCGTTGCCTCGAGCAGCAAAACATGGCAAGATGCGCCTTAAATTAAGCGCTCTCTGAGCCACACTGACAACGGATTGGAAGCGAAATGGCCGACACGGCGCAAAGCAACAGGAATGAGCTGCGATGATGCGGTTTCTACCTCATACCGTGGTTTGGATGAAACCCGTATTGAAGGCCTGCTTCTCTTCGAGCGGTTATGGCTTGGCCAAGGCATTTAAATCTGCCGAGAAAGACCAGCTTTCTCTCAACGCGAATATCGGCCTCCCAGCGCGTTCTAGCAGGGTTGTATCTGACTCCCACAATCCCCGACTTGTTCCGTTTGGAAATTCCCATATTTCGCGAGTTCTGAAGTTTCGAGACCTCTCTCAGGTTTTCAATTCTGTTGTCGGCTCTGTCGCCGTTAATGTGGTCAATATCTCCACTAGGCTCCTTCCCAAACACCCAAGCCCACGCCATTCTGTGGGCAGTGACTCGATTGCTCCGATAAGAGCCAGATTTGTATCCGTGACCGTTTATTGCGGTAAACGCGGGCTTGCCAGCATAACGAGCGTTAAACATCCGACATTTTTGCTCTGGCGTTCTTACGCCCTGCGTAAAATGCTTGGGGGGCATGTGCCTCCAAGTGAAGTCGCCAGTGCAAGCGTCGTAGTCAAGAAAGTCGCGAATTTTTTCAACATCCATTACAAAAACCTCTGGTTGATACTTGGATGTAACACATCAAAAGGAGGTGTTCAATATGTGCGCTGACACGGTAACGACAACTTACGGATTAACCAAACCCGAAGTCGGCGCATCCGCTGACACATGGGGCACGAAGCTCAACACCAACCTCGACAGTATCGACAACCTGCTGGACGGCACTACGGCGATTGCGCCGAACCTTGTTGGCTGGAAGGTGGGCGGCGTCGCTGTGACTGTCACGGCAGGCGAGATCAACGTGCTTGATGGTGTGACCGCCTCCACGGCAGAACTTAACGTGCTCGATGGCGTCACGGCCACCACAGCAGAGCTGAACGTGCTGGACGGTGTGACGGCCAGCGCAGCAGAGATCAACGTCTTGGACGGCGTCACGGCCACTACGGCAGAGATCAACTACCTCGATGGCGTAACGTCGGCAATCCAAGCGCAGATCGACGGTATCGTCACTGCGCCCGCAGGCACAGTCATCCAGTTCGCTGGCTCATCAGCGCCCGCTGGTTACCTCAAAGCCAACGGCAACGCAGTGTCTCGCACAACATACGCGGCGCTCTTCGCTGCAATCGGCACAACATACGGCACAGGTGACGGATCAACGACATTCAACCTTCCCGACTTGCGCGGTGAGTTTGTGCGTGGCCTTGATGACGGGCGTGGTGTTGACAGCGGACGTGCTCTCGGGTCGGCGCAGGCGGATGAGTTTAAGGCGCACACTCACTCAATCAATGACGGCTCTGGCGTTGATGGGGTGTCTGCGCTTGAGGCAGGAAATATTGTCGGAACTGTGCAGTCGGGTTCAACTGGCGGCGCAGAAACTCGCCCACGCAACATTGCGCTCCTGTATTGCATCAAAACATAAGGGCCGCACATGTCGCTAATCCCGCTTCAAATCCCCGCTGGCGTCTACCGCAACGGCACTGACTTTCAGGGCAGCAACCGCTGGCGTGACGCTAACCTCGTGCGGTGGGTGGAAGGCACAATGCGCCCCGTCCGAGGCTGGGAAGATCGCGTATCACTTGGCGGCGCCGCACCACGCGGCGCTTTGTCGTGGCAGGACACGTCATCGGATCGCTGGTTCGCCGCTGGCTTCCACGACAGCCTCGTCGTCTCAACAGAGAGCAACATCACCACAGACATCACACCCTCAGACCTCACCGTAGGCAGCTTGGACGCGGCCATCGAGACAGGCTTCGGCGGCGGCTTCTACGGCCTCGGCTTCTACGGCACTGAGCGCGCCGACACTGGCAACTACGCAGAGGCGACAACGTGGTCACTCGACAATTTCGGCTCATGGCTCGTGGCCTGCTCAACGGCAGACGGACGCCTGCTTGAGTGGCAGCTCAACACGGGCGCAGACGCCGCGCCCATCACCAACGCGCCGACAGACAACCTCGGGCTACTCGTCACGGAAGAGCGCTTCCTGTTTGCGCTCGGTGCAGGCGGCAACCCACGACTCGTGCAGTGGTGCGACCGCGAGAACAACACACTCTGGACACCTGCCGCGACAAACGAGGCGGGCGACATCGAGCTGCAAACATCTGGCCAGATCATGCAGGGCATCCGCACGCGCGGCCAGTCGCTGATCATCACAGACACAGACGCGCACAGCGCCACATACATCGGCGGCCAGTTCGTCTACGGTTTCCAGCGTGTCGGCTCGTCCTGTGGCGCGATCAGCCGCAAGGCGGCGTCTGCGGTTGACGAGGGCGTCTTCTGGATGGGGCAGCGGGGCTTCTTCGGCTACGCGGGCGGCGCCGTTCAAGACATCCCGTGTGAAGTTGGAGACTACGTCTTCAACGATCTCAACACGGCGCAGGCGTCAAAGATTTGGTCAGTGACCAATCAGCAGTATAACGAGATTTGGTGGTTCTACTGCTCGGGCGGATCAAACGAGATCGACCGCTACGTCAGCTACAACTACAAGGAGGGGCACTGGTCCATCGGCCAGCTCTCACGCACGGCTGGCTTTGACCGTGGCGTCTTCCGCCGCCCCATGTGGTTCACGACAGGCGGCAACGCGTACAATCACGACACTGGCCT